CGTGACATGCTCGTTAGTAAGATGCCTACATACCAGAGCGGAAATGTAGAGTCTTATAACAAGATTGTCCAGGGAAGGAATGATCTTATGTCTAAGTACGCTGCGGAACTAATTAAAAATGAGAATGAGATAGGGGTTATCATTAATAGTTTGATTGAACACGATCAAAAAAATAATCAACCTCCTTTGTTTACAGACCCAACTGAGTTTGGGAATGATGATGCTGCTACTAATGCACTAGCCTTTTTCTCTTCTCACCTAACATCATGGAATAGTAAAAGATTTAATAACAATCAATCGTATGAACATGTTCTTATCCCTAAGGTAGGTGATGAGGGAAAGTCAAAAAGCGAGGCATCAGAAAACTCAAACACCCCAGAATTACCGAAAGCGGAAGGTGTCCTCGCTGCAATCATGACTTACATACTAAAGAATAGTTACATAGAGCAACCTGCTTTTGCCTTCTCGGCAGCTCTATCGTTAATAGCCACATTGTCAGGTAGAAAATTTGAGTTTGAAGGAGTAGCTCCTAACCTCTACCTGCTAAACGTAGCACCGTCAGGCTCGGGTAAGAACGCACCTCAAGAGAAGATCAAGGAGGTCCTGATAGATGCAAAATGCGACTATCTACTGGGGAGTGGAGATTATGTTTCAGATGCATCTTTGATGGACGGATTACCTGAGTCCCCTGTACGGCTAGACATTATTGACGAAGCAGGAGGCATGCTCAAGTCAGTAAATAGAGGTGGGGCTACATACAATGCCAAGATGGCAGATATTTTAGCAGAACTATATACAACATCAACATCAATCTTCCTTGGTAGACAAACTGCTGAGGGAAATAAGGGACGTGCTTTGAGACCTAACGTCAACCTCCTTTGCTCAACTACGCCTACTGGTCTCTCCGAAGGAGTTACTGTTAGTGCTATTGAGAAAGGTCTCATGGGACGTTTCCTTATTTTTATAGGAGATGGAGATAAAAAAGCTAGGAGGGTAGAGCAACCTACACGCTTAGATAATAAAACTATATTGAACCTACAGCAGTTAGCAAGTTACCAACCTGAGAAATCTGACAAGGTTATCGCAGGACACGCTCAGGACATCACATTCCTAACTAAGACTGATCAAGCGAACACTATGCTACAACATGCCTTTGAGGAGTTTGACAAGCTTAGAATCGATTCTGAGGGCAATGATGTTATGCTACCGATCATATCCAGGTTATATCAACAGATGCTAAAGGTTACAATGATACATGCCATATCTCGTCAAATATTTAAAGATGTACCGGAAGTTGACCACAATGATGTGACGTTTGGATATCAGACTGTACAATATTTTTACCACCACATGAAAGGTATTATAGAGCAATGTGTATTTAGTAATAAGAATGAGCAGAATACACAGAAGCTACTAAATGTAATTACTAAAGCTAAACAGGAAGGTTTGACAAAACAAAAACTTACAAGTAAAACTAGATATCTCAAGAAAAAAGAGCGTAATGAAATACTTGAGGATTTACTGGAAGCAAGACAAATAGAATACGTTCAGATAAAAGTAGATGGAGATATTAATTACGTGTACAGGAGAGTATAATGTTAAAAATAGGAATTAACAATTGTGATAACGAAACCTATCACAGTGACAGGAAGTTTAAATCAAGCTCAACACTAAAGTTGTTTCTCAAAGATCCCAGGGAGTACCACAAAAGGTATGTACTAGGAGAGGAGCGAGAGGACACGTACAAGAGTGCGTATGATTTTGGCTCATACATGCACAGCTTACTACTAGAACCTGAAAAAACAGATGATGAGTTTGCAGTATTTGAAGGAGCTACAAGAAGAGGTAAAGCTTATGAAGAGTTTAAATCCGATAACGAAGGTAAAACAATTATTACAGCGTCTCAAGCACAACAAGCTCAGGACCTTTATAACCTCTATCATGAGCACCTGGACACTCAAGGATTAATTCAAGATGGAGTAGCAGAACATACTTTGTGTGTAGAGCTAGAAGGCATGCCAATAAAGGTACGAGCTGACTATATAAAAGAAGGAATGATTATAGATGTTAAAACTAGTAGCGATCCTGTTGATAAATTCTCCGCAGCTAAAACTATTATTAGGTTTGATTATGATTTATCTGCTGCTCTATATGTCGATGCATTTAAAAAATATACTGGAAAGGACCATGACTTCATATTTGCGTTTCTTAACAAACAAAATGGTGATGTAGGTATATTAAAAGCCAGTGAAGCATTACTAGAAAATGGTAGAAAAAAATATAAAACAGCAATAAAAAAACTTGCCGAAGCAGAGGAAACGGGTATATACTTCAAGGAAGGGATACAGGAGGTAGATTTACCTTCATGGGCTGAGTTTAAGGAATGAACAAAAGGGAGTTAATTTACATGATTAGAGATTACAAAGACGCTATAAGTTATGTAGATAATCATTTAAAAGAAAACCCTACTAGCTGTGACACTCAACTATGGGCTACAGCTTTACACAAGTTACGTAAGAGATTAGAGGAGCTAGAAGAATGTTTACACTTGGGAGAATATAATGAGTGAGGTGACACTAAGAATAATAGAAGGGTTAGTAATATATGACCTTTTTAAAATATTCGTAAATTTAACATTACGTTTAGTTTTAAGCGTACTAAAAGGAGAGGAAAATGCCGAATAGTAAAGAACTAGAATTAGAAAGACAAGCACTATTGCTAGATATGGCAGGTAAAATAGATGTTATATATGATCTATTAACTAGAGCTACCATTGCAAGTACACCAGAGGAGAAGAAAAGTGAACGGAAGAGTAGCAAGAAAACTAAGAAAGCTTAGTAGCTTTGAACCTAAGGCAGATAGGTATTATCATCAGTTTAATAATTCTAACAATTATGTCATGGGTAACGATGGGAGACTTGAGAAAGGTCCTGGGACTGTTGTGGAAGTAACTGAGAAAGACGGAGCTATTACCGCTAGAGCAAAATACAGATACATGAAGGAGATATATTATAATGGAACCTTTTAATGAAGCAACGATGTTTGACGTTATACAAGAAGTTATGAATACAGAACACATAGACCATTTATCTATAGAAGATCAGATGTTGGTTTTAGATTTAGTAGCTGATAGCATCAAACGATACAAAGCTATTGAACTAGATACATTTTTAAATAGCGTACATAGTGAATATAATAAAAAGTTGTCAGACTTATAACCTGCCAAACACAAGGAGAATACATGGCAATACAAGGAATACAAACACAAGAATCAGGAGAAAAGAAAGTTTATGCTCCATTACCAGATGATAGCTATACAGTTAGCTTGAACAGGGTTTCAGAGAAATCTACTAGAGCTGGTAACGGTACAATGGTAAACGTATCTTTTCAAGTAGCAGATGGAGATTTTAAGAATCGTTTGATTTGGGACTCTTTCTTAATTAGTCACCCTAACGCTAAGGCAGCAGGGATAGGCTTGCAGAGGCTAGATAGCATGCTAAAGTCTATCGGTGTACACGGAGGATTTGAAGCCTTAGGTAATGATAGTACACAACTGGAGCAGTTTATTGGTAAAGAATTTATCGTGAACACTGCGGTTGAAAGTAATCCAGGTTACAAGCCTAGAAACATTGTAAAGAAATACAGTAGGAAGTAGTAGATGATATTCAATGGTGAGGAATATACAATTCAATTCTGGCAGGGAGAGAGTCTGGGAAACATCCTTGCCATTGATACTGAAACTACAATAGCACCTTTTACAGAAACTCCTGACTTGGTAACTTTCCAAGTATTTGATGGAGACTCTCTGTACTATGTTGATCGGAGCTTAGTAGGCGACTTTTTAAAAAAGCATGTGACTCGAACACTCGTCTTTGCTAACGCTCCTTTCGATGTAGATGTATTACGTAAGTTTACGGAAGACAAATATCTTTTGAAGGAGCAGATAGAACGTGATAAAACTTTTGACATTAATATTATGTATAGGCTGTATCATCTTGCTACTGGGGGAAATGTTCCTCGTAAGTATAGCTTGGCTACTATATGTAAAGAATTTCTTGGAAACGACCTTGATAAAAACGAAGAAGTCAGATGTAACTTCGCAGAGTACAAAGATGTACCGTTACAAGAGATACCAAAAGTATTCCTCGAATACGGGGCAGCAGATGTTATCGCAACCTACTACTGCTTTATTAGATTACGATTAGAAATATCTAAGCTAAATACAAATACTAATTTATCACATCATATACAATTACTTGGAGCTTTGGCTCTTAACCGGATGTACAAAAATGGTATTGGCTTTGATGAAGAAAGAGCACAGAAACTATTAACAGAACTTAACTCTAAACTGGAGGTATTGCATGCAAAGATGTCTGCTTACGGATTTGTAAAAGGCATCAAAGGTAATCAAGCTGCATATAATTATGTAATAGAATTTAGTGGGCTACCACTACCTAAGACAGATCAAGGGGATTATTCCATGAAGGAGAGTGATCTGGAAAAGTATAGCGATAATCCCTTTATAGCATCATTCTTGGAGTACAAACGTACTGAAAAAACAACATTCTTTATTAGAAAACTAGAAGGCAGTAGAGTACATCCAAGATATGACATACTAAAAAATACAGGTAGGACAGGATGTTCTTCACCTAACATACAACAACTTCCCAGGGATGGAGATATACGGTCTATGTTCAAAGCGAGGGAAGGCAATACATTACTGATAACTGACTACAGCGCAATTGAGCTTGCTACCTTAGCTCAACATGTTTACACTAACTTTGGTAGCTCAGTAATGCGTAACAAGATAAATGATGGGGCAGACTTGCATAAATACTATGCGTCTGTCCTATTTAAAGTACCAGAAGATAAGGTAGAGAAGTGGCAGCGGCAAGCTGCTAAGGCTGCAAACTTTGGCTTTCCAGGAGGCTTAGGTATAGAAACCTTTATACAGTTTGCGAAAGGATATGACCTAAATGTAAGTGAGCATGAGGCTCAGAAGATGAAGGATACATGGTTCGAGGCGTTCCCTGAGATGAAGGAATATATGAAGGGAGAGGAAGGTTCTGTAACCACCCTTACAGGACGCATAAGAGCCGATACAACGTACTGTGCTGAGAAGAATACACCCTTCCAGGGACTAGCAGCAGATGGAGCTAAGATAGCTTTATATAACCTCATGGATGCAGGATTTGAGCTGGTAGGGTTTGTGCATGACGAAATAATCACGGAAGTACCTGAAAATACAGCAGAAGAAATGCGTAGACTACAGGAGGAAATTATGGTAAACTCAATGTCACTCGTAGTACCTGATGTTAAAATCAGTGTAGAATCTACAATCTCACCAAGGTATTGTAAGTAATGTTTGACAATGGAGAGTGGGTAAGAATTACGAGGGAGGGAATTAGTTACGATAGCTTAGGAGCCGTGGTAGGTAAAGAGCTATATAAAGGTGACTACATCTATAGAGTAATTCTACTCGAAAATCCAGACATAGAGATTACATGCCAGGAAAAAGATTTAGAGCGATGGACTGATAGCATCAAGAAGAAAAATTTGCCGTCTATTTGCGAGTGTGGAGGCGATCAACTGGAAATACCACATCATTACGAGTGGTGTCCTAAGGGCTAGTCATGAGCAAGATAATGAAGATGAGAGACAGTAGAGACAAGATTATTGATCAACTTATCGATGACAAGAACAGGATTTATACAAGACTAAAAAGAGAAGAAAGAGAGAATCAAGTATTGAGATCTCAAGTAAAATATCTGAAGCAAAGGCTACAGTATGCTGAGAAAAAGATAAAGGAATTATCTAATGAAATCATTGACAGTAGAACTAAAGAAGAAGGATCTGGAGAAAGCGAAGCAGTTCGCCAATGACAGAGTACATCTTTCTATAGATCATTATAAGAAAAGAGGGCAGGGTAGCCTAGACAAGATTACCCACGATATTACTATTGGAGCATTGGGAGAGATAGGCATCTACAGGGCTCTTAAAAGGCTGGGTATTAAAGCCACAGCACCGGATTTTAACGTATATGAAACTAAGAAAAAAAGTTATGATGCTGATATTACAGATAACACTGGTAACAGATTTCATTGTAAATCACAATGCGTTGAGTCGGCTAACAAATATGGTAAGTCCTATATTCTACAGTATGGTGGTAATGGTATGGGACATGTTGATAAACTATTCAGAAATGTTACTAATCGTGACTTTCTTATTCCTTGTCTTGTCGATGTGGAGAACATGGAAGTCATAATATTTGGCTGTATTAAGATTGAAACAATAATGAAGAAAGATTTAATTAAGATGCCTAAGGTCAAATGGTTAGAGTATAGTAAAAGAGCCATATATCTAGATGACCTATTTACTTTATCTTGGTATGAAAGATGGGGTAGACTTAAGAAACAAAGTGTGGTAGAATAACAGTATGGGTCTTAGTGGAGGCGGTGCTTATAGCTTAATATCCGTCTCGATCCATTAAAGGGAGTCATGGAAGGAAAGAAGTTCGATACAGATAAACCCCAATACGATTTAATAGATGCACATGCCTTAGAAGACCTAGCTAAGGTTCTGACTATAGGCGCACAAAAATACGATAGATATAACTGGAAGAATGTAGAGCCTCACAGATACGAGGCAGCCTTACTTAGGCATATACAAGCCTGGCGTATGGGAGAACAACAAGATCCAGAGACAGGCTTACATCACATGGCTCATGCCTTAGCCAACGCAATGTTCTTATATTGTCATGATAAATTAAAGTGAGTTTTCTTACTTTCCTAGCTTACTTGCACTTACAATCTTTTCTATGGTTCGTCCTCCAACATAGGCACCTAAGAATATCTCAGCAAGCTTATATAGCTCAGGACCTGGAGAACAAAGACCGAAGGAAGCCAACACAATAATTGTAACCAGAGCGGTTGAACAGATGGGTCGCCATAAGGCAACAAAAGGATGAGGCGAATTAGCCTCTGCAATTAGAAGTTTGTGTCGATATTCTGCCAGCTTACTTTCGTAGTCAAGTACCTTGTCTTGTGCTTTACTTTGTATGTTTGCCAGCTCATTTTTTAGTTTCATCTTCTCTTCTGTAGAAGTGTGAAGATCGTCAACTAACTTTGTAGCTGGTTTAAATATAGATCCTATAAAATCAAATAGTCCCATTAATATTCCTCTTTAGAAACACCTTTCTTATTTGATCCTATACTCATTCCCATGTTTAACTTTTGCCACCATCTTTTCTTAGCTGCCTTTGCTGGCTTATCTATAGGATCTTTACTACTAGGTTTTTGTTTTCTAGGTTTATCAAATTTTAACTTAAATTTAGATACATCATACTTTGGCATTACTTCCTCCTTAGTTTTGCTATTTCAGCTTGAATAGCATCTGTTTTAGCTTGAGCTACATCTGTAGCTTGTTTATCTCTTTTCATATTTTGTAGAGCTAGACTTCTCATGCTACTACCAGCTTGCCTAGCTTGCATAGGTTTAATAGCTCTATTAACACTTGGCTTAGGAGTTTCTTTCTTAGCAGGTTGTTTTTGAGCCCTTCTTTCTCTAAGAGATTCATATATACTTTTCTTTGGCTTAGGTGTTTTATAGCTAGTAACTTCCTTAGATTCAGGTTGAGATTGTAATACTTGCTTAGGAGGTTCTCTATCTATAGGTACAGAAGGCTGATAACCTGGAGCAGGTATTCTAGCATTGTTAGATTCTATTACATCTTTAACAGGATTAAAATCTGGAACTCCACCAAACTCCATTCTTGTAGGTCTTGGTACACCAGGCATGGAAGGAGTCATACCATAAGTCTTTCTATCTAATATATCTTGAGGAACAGGTACTCTACGTGTATAAGGATCATTTATAACACCTAGAGGAGTTCCTATGTCTTGTACAGAACTACTTGGAATTATGTCTGTCATTAGGTCTGGGTTTCCAGTAGGCGCATTATCTAAAGGTGTAGCCGTCATAGGAAATTCAGTAG